CCGGCTCCAGTTCCTGGACCTTTCTTTAAATGGTCAAGCGAAAAAACTTGGCTAACAGCAGCTAAAAAAGCTGGCTTTATAAAAACTGTTACTGAAACAGACGAAGAAGGTAAAGAGACAACTAAAGAAGTACTTGAAGCTTATACTCACGACCATGCGATTGATGTGGTCGGTGTAATTTATGAAGGCGGTAAATGGGAAGAACAGGAAGATGGAACTGTTAAAGAAATAGAAGCTCCAACCAAACTTCCCGGATGGCATGTTAACTACTTAGGTCCACTTCCAGATGGTTGGGACAAGAAAGAAGTTACACCTAAAACTCCACAACGTAGATTCGCATAGATGGGAGAACCACCTGTTTTACCTTCTTTACATTTACCATTAATACCAAAAATTCCTAGGCAAGAAATACCATTACCTAGTGCTGACATACCTAGTCATCCAGTAATAGTAGTTCCACCTAATAATTTAGAATCACCAGAAGGTGTTAAAGCTGAGACAACAGAAGAAGAACCAGGAATGCAAAAAGTAAACATTCCTGTTTTAAATATAAAAATGCCTGTTCCAGAACAGGAAATACTAATAACAGCGGGAACTACAGCAGCGGTATCAGTTGCAGCCACCCTAACCGCCACAGCAGCTTTTAAATGGGCTGTAAAAGTTTTAAAACCAATTATAAAAACAGCGATAGGGAAAATATGGACCACGAAGACAAAAGAGAATGGCTGAAAGATGCAATAACTGTATTTATTCTTCTTTGGTCAATGGTGCTTTTATCTTGTAATTACATAAAAATCCACGATAAAAAAATATTAGATTTTGATTCAACATTTATCGCCTCTATCTTTAGTTCATCTGCATATGCAATGGGTGTGAAAGGTATTGGTGGCAGAAATGGAACAAACGGAAACGGTAATACACCAAAAAAACCATGAAAAAATTATTAATACTTATAGCTCTACTTTCACCCGCAGTAGCTAGAGCTAATACAGTAACTCCTCAGTGGTCACAAGGCAGTATGCAGTCTACGACTACAACTACACAAACAATACAGGAAACTCGTAATACAAAAGTATACGGATCTGAACTTAAAACCTGGTCAGGTACAAACGTTACTCCATCAGGAGATATTAGTGACTCAGCAACAACCTTCTCAGTTACAGACGACACCCAATCATGGCAACTAGAGACAACACACAGAGCGGCAGGGCTAATAGAAGAAATAGATGCAGTAATTCAAATAGATACTACGGCTACTACTACTTCATTGTCTGTCTTCTCTCAATAAACCCGTTGTTTGCAGATACAACAAATCAATCAAATCCAGTAGCAGCTGCGACATCAAATAATACGAACCAATCAGTTCAATTTAATAATAATGGAGCACCCTCACGCCAGTATTTTGGATCAGGGTATAGCTGCAATGGACCAACTATGACGTTTTCACCCTTTTACATGGGCAACGATACTTCACCAACACAAGAAGATAGTTACGTCATATCAGAGAACTGGGGTTTACAAATAAATTTTATGGTTCCTTTATCACGAAAATCTTTAGAACAGTGTTTATCACTAGCTAAACGTCAAGAAGACAAAATTCGTTTAGATATGGAACTTATAAGAAGTCTTAAATGTACAGAAATTTATAGTAAAGGATTTATGCATCGCCCTGGTTCTAGAGTTGCACATTTGTGTAACGACATCATACCAATAAGCTCATACTTAAAAGAAAAAAATGTTAGCAATCCTAAAACCAATCGTTTTAACCTTTTTAAAAAGCGATAAATTTAAATATTTTATATGCGATATCCTAGAAAAATTGGTAGCTGAGTCTTCAAATAAATTGGACGACAAAGCTCTAGCTATTGTTAAAAAAGGTCTAGAAATAGAATGAATAAAAAAGCAACCGAAGACCAATTTAACGAGTTGCATAATTTAGTTACTACAGAGTTTTTAAGCCGTATAAAAAGCGGAGAAGCCACTACTCAAGACTTAAAAGCAGCTTGTGATTGGTTAAAAACAAATGAAATTAATGGTGTAGCACATGAAGGCTCATCATTAGATAAATTGGCAAAAATTATGCCATCAATAGATCCAGAATCAGTAAAAAAAAGGATGTATGCGAAGTACAGCTAGATATTATGCAAGAAATCCAGAAGCACGAAAGAAACGTCTAATACAACAAACTGAATACGAAAAACAACCACATCGTAGAAAGAATAGAAGCAAACTAGCCATGCTTAATAGAAAAATAGGCAGGGTCGGTGATGGTAAAGACGTATCACATAGAAAAGATGGCAGTGTATTTCTTGAAAAACAATCTAAAAACAGAGCTAGGAAAGGCAAAGCATGACCCCATTACTACCTAGTCCAGAACATTACTTATACAACTTAATAACCATGACAAGTCCCGAAGCGAAAAAGCTATGGCGTAAAGCTATAAAGGAACACTTTAACTGTACATGCGTTTATTGCGGAAAAAATTATGAAAGAAACGAACTTACGATTGATCATGTTAAACCGAGAAGTCACGGAGGCGATAGCTCGCTTAGGAATCTCGTCCCCGCCTGTAGAAAATGTAATAAGGACAAAGGTAGTAAAGAATGGAAAGCATATATGCGACAAGCTCATGGAATAAATCCAAAACGAGAAGAATTAATTTTTAATCATATTGGTTTAAATGAAAAAACCTAATTTAAAAAGCATTAAAGGTCCAAACAGGGCTGCTAAATATGCTAAGGCAATGAAAGCATATAACAAATATCGCCAATCATTAGTCAAATCTCCTGGAGGAAAAATAGTCAAATCTTCTGGAGGAAAAATACAAAAAGCTAGTAAGCCTGGACAACTAGCAACAAGACCTAAAGTTGTATCACCAACTGCTAAACAACTACCACCAGCTGGTGGCACAAGCGGTAAGAAAGTCATACAGACTAAATCACAAAAACAAGCGGCAGCTAATAAACGTGCAGAGGCTTCTAAATTAAGAAGAGAAAAAGCACAACTTAAAAAAACTAGAGCTGCGCGAGGTAGCGGTCCTACTCCAGGAAGGAAACCTATTAAAGGTATGCCTAGAAATAGATTAAAAGAAGTTTCTAAATCCGTAGTAAATAAAGTAAGAAAGTTCCCTTATAAAAAAGTTGGAGGAAAACTTTCTAAGTTATCAGCTAAAACAGGTGTAGTTGGTAAAATAGGCGGTAGGGCATTATTACTAAAAGCTGGTTATGACACTGCTAAAGATATAAAACGTTCTTTCGGACCAGGTAAAGATGGTAAGTATCGTGGACTTGGAAGATTAACATTAGCTGCTAAAAAATTATCCGGCAAAAATAAAAAAACTAAACAAGTTGCTAAAAAGAAAGTTGTACCAGGTACTCGTATTAATGAGTACAAAGGACCTAAACAGCCTAAAATAGATAATAAAGTAACTAACGTTTCTAATAAAAAAGTTGAAAAGAAAAATCCTTCTTCAACAACAACTAAAACTAAGTCAACTGTTATACCAGCAGTAAATAAAACAGTAAAAACTGTATCTACAACAAAAAAACCTTCAACTAATCCATTTAGAAGAACTAAAGGTGAAGGTATTGAAGGTAAAAGTGATGGTTATAGAGGAGATACACGTATTACTAAAAAACTTAAAAAATCTGGTTTTACTGAAACACGTTTAGCAAAACTAAGAGAAAAAAATGCTGCATTCCAAAAGGCTAAAAAAGGTGGTAAGAAAGCAATGGAAGCTTATCGCAAAAAATATCCTAAAAAATAATGGAGCCTATGTATAACCGTGAGCAATTACTTTTAAAAAAATCTGCTTACAAAAAGAAAAAGAAAAAAAAGAAAAAATGACAGATGTTATATCTAGTTTAAAAAAAGATTTTAAGCTGTTCCTACAGGCATTGTGGGATCAGCTTGATCTACCCGAACCTACAAGAGCACAATATGCTATTGCTGACTATTTACAACACGGACCAAAACGTCTACAGATCCAGGCATTTCGTGGTGTAGGTAAATCTTGGATTACAGCTGGGTTTGTTCTTTGGACATTATTTAAAGATAACGAAAAAAAAATAATGATTATTTCTGCTTCTAAGGATAGAGCAGATAATATGTCGATCTTTTTACAAAAACTAATAGTAGAAACAAAATGGTTAAACCACCTACAACCAACAAACGAGGATGCAAGATGGTCCAGGATCAGCTTCGATGTAGCTTGTCCTCCACACCAAGCCCCTTCCGTCAAATCCCTTGGTATCACTTCGCAGCTCACGGGTTCCCGCGCGGATTTTATTTTACTAGACGATGTAGAAGTTCCTGGAAACAGTATGACGGAGTTGATGCGTGAAAAACTTCTTCAACTTTGTACAGAAACCGAGTCAATCCTCACGCCATCAGATGATTCGCGTATTTGTTTTCTTGGGACTTATCAGAATAGCTTTAGTATTTATACTCGCCTTGCAGAGCGGAATTATAAACCGTTTGTTTGGCCCGCAAGATATCCAACAAAAACAGAGTCTTATGGAGGACTCTTAGCACCACAACTTTATGAAGATATAGAAAATGGTGCATTACCAGGTGAATGTACTGACCCAGATAGATTTGATGATGAAGACTTACTTCAAAGAGAAGCTTCAATGGGTAAAAGCAACTTTCAACTTCAGTTTATGCTCGATACAAGCTTATCCGATGCTGAGAAGTTTCCTCTTAAGTTTGCTGATCTTATTGTTACTTCTGTTAACCCTACAACCGCTCCAGAAGCTATCGTATGGTGCTCCGATCCATGCAACTGTATTAAAGATTTGCCAACAGTCGGATTACCAGGAGATTATTTCTACTCCCCTATGCAAACAAAAGGTGAATGGTCAGAATATAATCAAACAATCGCCAGCCTTGATCCTAGTGGCCGTGGCTCCGATGAAACAGCAGTCTCATATCTTTCCGAAAAAAACGGTATCATCTACCTGCATGAAGTACGAGCCTACAAAGACGGTTATTCAGACAATACCTTGCTGGATATCCTTAGAGGATGCCAAAAATATAGAGCTACAAAAATGGTTATCGAAACAAACTTCGGTGATGGAATCGTAGCTGAATTAATTAAAAAACATTGTACTCAAACTAAATATTTTATAGATGTTGAAGAGGTTAGAGCAAACGTAAGAAAAGAAGACAGGATTATAGACTCACTAGAGCCTGTAATGAATCAACATAGATTAGTCGTAGATAGAAAAGTAATAGAATGGGACTTTAATTCTAATCCTAAATTACCTCCAGAAGAACGTATCGGTTATATGCTCTTTGGTCAAATGTCTAAAATGACTCGTGCTAAGTTTGCTATAAAACATGATGATAGACTCGATTGTTTGGCTCAAGGTGTTAAATATTTTACTGATTGCCTAGCTATTTCAGCTATGGAACAAATTAAATTACGAAAACAATTAGAGTGGGATGACATGATCCAAGGGTTTCT